TGTGTCATCTCTATAGTTTTATTATAGCAGACCATGGGCATCCTGTCAATACTCAAATAAAAAGACGCCCGCACTGTGGCGGGCCAATGACCAGGGTACCATCACTAATGGCACTTACATTTTAACACGAGGTACTAAGTTGTACCATTCCTTGTGATAATAAATTCCACCTTGATCCGAGTAGTACCAAATGGCATCCTCGTGACCTTTGATAAACTGACCAGGCCCGAATCTACCAGCTTTCGTTGGCCATTCTTTGAGTTCATCCCTAAGAAAGGAAAGGATTTTGTCGTTAGGAATCACTAACCAGGATCTTAACAAAATAGGATCTATTGATTTCCCCTGAACAAACAGAGGGTTGTCTATTGTGTTAGTGTCAAAGTGGTCTTTTGATCTAACTAACCAGGTTTTATCATCATCACCAACCAAGACATAACACGGTATCCCAGCATCTTCCTTTTGTTTTGCCCATCTACGCTGATTTGGCCTCCAGTCCTTCAAGTCAGAACCAAACTTTAATTCGATAAAACCAATATTCCCCAGCACATACATAACATCCGGGAAACCCACCTCCGATGTTTTCAGTTCAATTCGGTGGTGTTGGGCATCGGTCTTATCCAGCGCCCTTTTCAGCCTATGCCAAATACGCTGTTCCGGTTTCACAACTGCTCCTCCTTGGCTCGCTGGCGGAGTTGGTTGGCCGCAGCATGTAATCGCTCGCGCTCTTGATGTAGCATCCATTCGCAATGATGCAGATCAGGATCGATTGGGTTTGGTCCACCCGCATCAATGTGCGGTGCCTCTGTAGCTAAGAATCGCTCAATCACTTCGGCATCGTGGGCAGCCATATGCCGTATCAGGTCGTGGTGATTATCGCGGTACGGTTTCAGTGCCGCGACCTCCACTGCCAGTTGATCGCGCTCTTGCTTCATCTCTCCCCAGTTGGCACAAGCCGTCTTTGCTGCTTTCCGCTCGCGCTCCAGTTCCTCGTGTAGCCTGTTTGCCAAATACCACGGCGTCCAGTAACCGTCTTTGTGCGGTACCGAACGTGGCCTGTGCGAGCCGTTTTCGCGCAGGATGTAGCGAGGCAGCTCTTTCGGCCAGTCTTCTCCTGGAAGCGGTGGAATTTCGGGTTTCAGGCCGCGCAGATTAGTGACTTCAATCTGTAAGTGTGTTAGCTCGCGTTGCAACCGCTCCACCTCGGCTTGTAGCTGCTCGATTTGAATTTTCTTCTCAATGAGCAGGTTCATGCGCGTGAAGTCGGCTTGCTTATCACCTTCCCGCAACCGCTCCACCTCGTCACATAGCGCCGTGATCGTTTTCATCTGCACCGCAGGCCAGCCGTCAGGCTGATGGTCTTCAGCCATCACGCGGCACGTCGCGATTACGTGATCCATCTCGTCATCCGTCATGTCCGTCATGTCCGTCATTTCATCTTTTTTCATGGTCTCTAATCCTTCCTATTTCGCACCCTAAGCGCGTTTTAGTCTAACCCTAGCAAACACACCTGTTAGCCTCAAACGCCTTAATAACCGCCTCTGTGACAGCTTCAGAGTACAACTCCTCCTCCGGTATGCCGTCCACAGGGGCAACGGTGTATTCGATCTCGGTAAAGCCGTAGAAGTTGATGTCGCTGGCCCAGCTTGTCGGATCTGGATCCTGGTGAACGTAGTGTGTAACCGTCACTGTTATGGGCACTTCGTGTTGCGGGTGTTGGATGGTGAGAGTGTGGTTCATCGTCCCGCCTCCAGTTTGTCCCGCAACTCAACCAGCAGCCTGACCGCATAATCAATATCCAGCCCGAGCTGTTTCGGGTCTGGCTGATCACCACCGCCGTGACGCCGCCAGTAGTTAGCCGACTTGAGCCGTGCAACGACATCATCCAGCTCGTTGCGGTTGTTCAATTCGTCTGACAAGTTCATTGTTCGCACTCCCGTTCGGCTAGCATGGCGTCGGCCATTGAGTATGACCACTTAGCCATATCACAGAACGCCATATCAACCTGAGAATCAGATACTAATCCCTGCATAGCCTTAGCCGCAAAATAATCCCGCAGAGTCATGCCGCCATCAGTGATAGACACATTGCCCGCCGTTTTGGTTTTTGGAAATGCACTCGGGTTTCTTGGTTTGCTGTTCATCTCAATTCTCCTATTTCAGCACTTTATCCAATGTAGTCGGGTCATCAGACAAGAGACTGTCTAAAAGAGCCAGGGCATCTTCGTCTTTTATCTTCACTGCTATACTGGCCATCACTTGCTCTGCATGAATACCGATACCGTATTTCTTCAGGAAGTACACAGCATCAACCAAATCAGCCAACTTGATTACTTCCTTATATTCTGGGTTGCTTTCCTTTATCGGTGCACCAAGATACTTCATCCGATGTTCTACGGGGTCACTGTAATTGATAGCCTCTTTGAGGACTGTAGGCATATCTCCCGTGAGTGCTTCCCCAAGATCATGGTATAGTGCCGATATCATTACTTCCTGCCAAGGAAGACCCTTTTTCTGCGCCAGAAACCCCGCCAGAAGGGCCACGTTAAAGGAATGTTCAGCTACGGATTGGTTCTTAACGAAATCTACGATATGCCACCGGGTGACATGGGTGTTACGCAGCACATCCTGCGGTGTCAGGTTTATTGGGAGGTGTAAGTAAGCCATTATTTATGCCTCATGATGCCAGTCTGTGGGTCAACAGCCCATGTCCGGTTTTCATTGATTTCCATTTTGTCGTGCACGGCTTGGAGTGCATCAATGCCGCGCATTTGGGCAATATCAAACAACAATATCAAGGTGTCGGCGTATTCGCCGGGGTCATCCAAGCCACCATTCAGGAGTTCTGGAATTTCCTCCAGCATCAATTTTGCTAGTGCCCCGTGGGGTGTTCTGCCGGGGTACACTCGGTCTGCCCATGACTTGATTCTTTCTTGCGCCGCCGCAATTGGGTCCGAACCACATTTGCGCATTTCTTGCAGATCCAGTATCTCTTCTTCACCCGACTCGGTGAAAATGCTTCCAATTCCTTTTCTTCCTTGCACTTCAAGCAAGTCTTTTTTATAACGTCGGTCATCAAAACCCCCAAAATTATTGTGTGTGTAGTGATGAAGAAACATCATACAGCAGGTGGCATGTGCCAGGTGGCTGCGATTAGTCTCGGCATCGATCTCTTCACCACATTCAAAAGCCGAGATGTGTCGCTTGGCAGCGTCGATTACGCGTGAATATTCAATACCATTCATCCAGTTGGGACCGCCGTATTTATCTTCACCGTACCCCAGCACATGCGCCACGTCCTCTAGGAAGGAAGGGTCAATAAGACCCAACCTCGGTTTCCCAGAGTCAAATTTGACTCCCTTGCTCATAGTTCCCTCACGTTATCAGAGGTGGGGCCAAAACCTAAGTATTTAACACCACCACAGCCCACATTGTTTGCCACATTGTTGATCACGGAAACGATAAAAGCCGAATGTTGCTCATCACGGCAGTAATTTACGAAGTTCAGGAATACCTCGTCTGGCTGCACGGCACGTAGGGCATCCTCGGTCTGTTTCCGTGAGAATGTGAAAATGCGTCGCGGCAATTGCGTCACTGTGGTCAATTCCACCGGCTGGCCCAAGTCGTTGAAGGTGATTTCCTTCTGGTCACTGTAGCACGGCCCCGACCAGCCGATCATCTCACCATCTTTATTGAACCGGTTTGCAACACGAATTGGGTAGGTACGCATTGTGCCAACGATCTTAGTTAGCCAGCGCATCGGAACGCCCGCATCCACCATTATTTGTGCCGGTGTGCACTCACGCGACGTGGTATACGGGTAGAAACCAGAATTTATGCCGAGAGAATAGCCTTGTGCTCCCTCGACCAAAACGTTCTCTGACCGGTCCAGCGCCTTGTTGTAATTCTCGGATGTGGCCGTGCTGATATCAATATTCAGACGGTCGGAAAATGCCAACACTTCGTTGGTGAAGTCACGGGCCGTAATCACAGACTCCGGGTTTCGACGGATTTTCTCGATCATAGCGGCACCACAGCCTTTTTTGGTGGAACCGATGGCCGTCATCGAGCCTCCTTCCTCCAGAATGTGGCGCTCCTGAATCACACACGCATTTTCATGGATGATGATCTGAACACCCTGCAGCAGGTCTTGGCATTCCTCAATTTCAGCAAAAAGGCGATCAAGACCGATCTGTGAGCCAGGGCCAATCAACACCTGCCGAAGATTTGGTGACACAATGCCATTGGCCAACATACAGTGAACGAATTTGCGGCCATCGCGGTTAATGTAGGTGTGTCCGGCATTCATACTCCAAGCCGTAACCACCGTGTCCGGCTTGTCACGCTCTGCCAGATACCCCGCAATCAAACCCTTGCCGGTTGATCCAAACTGGAGATCACAAACAACCGTTACCTGTCTCATACGTAATCCACTCCATCATCAGCATCTTGCTGCAGTTGCTCAATAAGGTGTTGCATCTCAGAAATTTGATCCTCAAGGTGTACCACATGTTCCTTAAGTGACTCAATTTCGGATTCGCGCTCTTCGATAGCGGTGTCAATTTCCGATACCGCCTTATCAATGAATTTTTGTACCACACCCCCGATTGAGGATGGGTCGTCAACATCAATATAGAAAACTTCAGTCGCCATGTCTGGTGTCCTCAAAAAGGAATATCATCATCAAAATCAACATCTGATGCGCCGGATTCCACCTGTTCCTCAACGGGGGTCAAAGCCAGGGACATGAAATTTGCACCATTGCGGGATTTTTTCACCCAAGCGGAAACCCAAAACTCAACACCATTGGCATTGATGCGGCCACGGTACTGCGGCTGGCGGTCGTTGGTGCGCTTGTCGTTCTTGAACAGGGCACCGGAATTTGTGTTATCAAAGTCTGACATTGTCTTATCCTCTATTAGATTTGGAGCAGGTATGGTGCATTCAGGTCGGCCCAAATGCAGAATTCGTCGGAAATAATGTGCTTGTCATCCTCATTGAGGACCACAATACCCTTGGCCATCAAACCAACCATAAAATCGTGGTCATCCGGGTCGAGTGGGTCCAAGGCATCAATAACGGAATCCGCCGTCAGGATGTACTCGGGGTCCAACTCTTCAACGTGATCAGCACCGGAAAGGCGCAAATGTTCACGGATGACAAACCCCACAAATTCGGATTCTTCAACGGAGATATCATTAAAATGTGCCATTAGTCTATCCTCTATCAGTTTTGAAATTTAATTATACCATGGGAACGAACCCATGTCAATACCTCATGTGATTGTCGGTGCCAAGGTTGCATCCCACCAGTTGGACGAAGGTTCTGAAAAATCTATCCGCAGTGGCACCCTGATTTCGGGTCTGTTCTGAACCAAAGCCTTAATTTCCTTCATGTGCTTTTCAGCACCACCAAATGGTATGGAAATCGAATACTCGTCATGAATATTCAACAACAACTTGGCGTCTGGACATTCGGACGCCAAATACTTTGATATGCGAATAATATTGCTTTTGTTCAAATCCCCCGCAGTACCCTGATATACCAGCCCAGACGCTTTGTGCGTGAATTGTCCACCCGGAAACCGTATGTGCCTGCCCATCAGGGTTTTAACATAACCCCTGGACTTGGCGATTGCCCTTGCCTTTTGTGCAATCTCCTTAACACCCGGAACCATAGAGTAATACTGGTCGATGATAGCTTGGGCTTCCTTCCCGGCTTTTTTGATTTCCCTAAGCTCACCACCAAGCTCAACCTCTTCGACGGTATATGGCAACCCCATCTGCGCTGCCAGTTCACCGCCGCCCATATTAAACACCATGCCCAAGTTCATCTGTTTTGCATTAGCGCCTCCCGATTGGGGTGCGTTTCGCGGCAGTCCTGTAAGCTCGGCAATAGCTGCATGTCCATCAAGGTCGGGGTTTTTTGCATAGGCCGACACAATGTTGCCGTTGTTCACATAATGATGGAAAATCCTCAACTCGTGCTGATCCAAGTCGCCGTATGTCCAACCCATGTCCTCGTCGGGGAGAAATATCGGGCGAACCACAGACGCCACATCTTTGTCCCGAGACGGTATTTGCTGCAATGCCGGTCTGGTATAGGACAATCGACCAGTGCCTGTTCCTCCCATCCCATCACTTTTGGTCTGGTTGATGTTCGGGTGCACCCTCCCGTTTTTCTCGTGCCCCAAGATGTGCCCGCCGATGAATGTGTCGCGGGTCTTCATCATTTTCCTTACTTTTAGGATTAGTGCAGCTGCGGGGTGCTTCATTGAGCGCAGAACATCCGCACCAATGGATGGTTTACCGGCAGGTGTGGTCGGCAAAATGGTCCCATCACATGCTACCCACACACCGGACTTGTTCTGCTTCGGTTCGAACAACTTCATAATCGAACCGGACGGATTGGGGTTGACCTCAAACCCCGCCACCTCATTTAGCCGTTTTTGATTCAAGTCGATGGTGGAAGTTAGTGAAGACATCTGGATTTCTGCCTTGTCATGGTCTATCCGGATACCATGCCGTTCCATTCGGAATACATGTGGGAACAGTTCCCTTTCCAAATTCCACACGTCGTGCAACTGCTGGCGCTCAATCTCTTTTTCCTGCCACAAATACAATTCCAGGGCTATTTCGGCATCGACCTTGGCATAAGGTTCCACCAGTGATGGCGGTGCCCTGTGCAGATTTGGCATTTGTGCGTTTCGTGTTACCCTTCCACCAAACAATGCCGCCAACTTCTCGTAAATGTCATCAACTTTGTTTTTGCCAAGGTATTTCTTAGCCAGGGAATCCAAGCTGTAACTGTGGAGGTGTTCATTTATCAAAGCCGCCCTGATCATGGTATCTTCACACTGTTCAGGTTCCAATAGCACACCATCGTTCTTCAACATGTGAAGATCAAACTTCATGTTGTGATTCACAACCTTCTTGAACTCGGTGCTCAGAAGCTTTTTGTATTTTCCGGGTTCCCTGCGGATATCAAAATATTCAGACTTGATTTGACCATTTTCTACCCATGCTATGGCCACACCGAAAATTTTGTCCTCTAACCAGTTAACGCCTGTGGTTTCAACGTCAATGCACACCAAGTCAGAAAGTTCCCAACTCATATCAGTTCCCTCAAAGGATTTGACCCCATAACAATGTCCAAACGCTCCTTGGCCCTGGTTACGGCAACGTAAAATGTGCGGATCTCGGAATCGCGTTCTTTCGATTCATATGTTCTTTGTCCCATACCATTAACCAAGATAATTCTGTTTGCCTCTTTACCCTTGGATGCATGGATGGTACATATTCTAACATCTGTAGATTTCGGTAGGCAACCGTGGGATTCAAAAATCCTCTTCAGGTATGAAATGAGGTCGGGCTTGAGGTCCAGTACCTGTTCCCAACTCTTCTTGATTTCCACCCTTCTTTTTACCTTGTCCCTATAAACCGGTTTCACAGCCCGTTCCAGGGCATTCCACTCCTTGTCGCTGAGCATATCCAGCCCGGTATTGGCCATATTCTGCTGGTATTTACACCAAACGCGAACGGCATTGGCTTGCCTAGATGACAAAGGTGCTGGCTTTCCGCCGTCAGCCGTATATGCTACACCCCGCGACACCAACCATTCTTCTATGTCCTCCCTTATAGAGTGATTACGCACCAATATCATAGTTTCACCAGTTGGGGTGTCAACCATCCTGATGTCCCCATATCTGTTAATTACACCCTTGTCAGCTTTCGGGCGGTACTCTTTTTCCACTCGGTCTGACACATTTGATATAAGGTCGGTAGCGAGGTCGTGGACCGAGGATGGTATGCGGAAGGACTGGTCGAGGACGACCCTTTTGGCACCATGTCTGATCTCGAAATCGGGCATACCCGACGGGTCTGCACCATTCCACTTGTATATGGACTGGTCATCATCACCGGCAATAATTATTTCCTTCAGGAATGGAATCCACGATTCCACCAGACGCCACTGCTGTGGCGTGAGATCTTGGGCCTCATCTACCACCAAAATGTCTACTTCTGGGTCTTCACCAACGGCCAGATCCAACATGTCCGAGAAGTCCACAACGCCATAAGCTTTCTTGAATGACTCATACGACTCAACAAAATAAATGAATTCGTGCAGTGCACCAACCTCTGGACACTCCATGAAAACACCTTTATAATTCGTTGTCAGCTTGGCCCTGGCCAATGAATATAATGACATATATGCCTGTCCCTTGGTCATTTCCGTAATTTCATAGGAATTTACAGAACTGAACTGTATGCCAATAACCTTGGTCAACTCCCGGAGCCATGAATCGTTTATCACCCGCTCCTTCGACAGTCCTGCCAGTCTATAACCATATGAGTGCAGTGTGGAAATTTCTCTTCCAGCCGGTATACCACACCGATCAGCAATCTCTTTTGCCGCCGCTTTTGTAAATGACACTACACCGACTCTTTCCTGTTGATAGGACTTGACCCTATTAACCAAATAGGTAGTTTTGCCCGTACCCGGAGGACCGTAAATAACTTCTGCTTTCATTCTATCACCTATAAAAAAGGCGGGTTTCCCCGCCTCAATTTTACATCTCGCTGTCGTCTTCCGTAACTTCAGTACTGCGGTCCACTGCAGCTCCTCCGGATTTCACCATGTCGTAAATTTGCTCGGCATGCTTGAACACCTGCTCTGTTACAAAGCCGACATTCTTCACGGACAGATTGTAGAAATCCTGGCCAGCCTTGTTCTGGTCGGCAACACCAGAAATCTTGTACACACGTGAGAATCGCGGCCCACCATTGATTCGAACCAGGCTATTCCAGTTACGGCTCACACGGGACTTGGTTTTTGCCATGGATATGACGGCTTCTTCAACAGAACCATCCTCCTTCAGTACCAGCACGAAATGCTGATTGGTGTCCACAACTTCCCACTCATGTGGCACTTCTTGTGTCTGTCGGGCCTCTTCAGCACTAGCACCATCTGGGAACGCACCACCGAAACCACCTCCGAGCTTGGTGTCACGCCACAGAAGGTATTCCTTGCGGAAGAACACCGGAACCACATTAATTAACTCGCCGTACAGCTCACGGGTGACATTATTGTACAGCATGCCCTCTTGAGCACCATCAATGTATGCGGGGTCTGTCTTCTTCCGGCATGCGGACAGGGACTGAACCAATTCAATTCGAGGAATCACCAAATCATCAGAACCGACCTCTTCAGATCCACGATTATCCTGCATCTTTTCCTGTAGGAATGCTGGCATTGTTTCATTCATATTCACATTTGACACTTCATTCTTAGCCATCTTATCCACCTTTCTACTAACGCTTGGTTATTGTTGCACGTGAAAACGGAGTTACTTGATAAACATCTTCTGGGATTTCAATGCCATCCCGGAGCATTCGACGAATTAGCGCCTTTAATGACGACGCATTTACCGTCTCGGAGATAAGATCTTCATGACCATTTTCCGCCAGCCATTCGAAGCTTGCCTCCTTGTTGTTGATCTTCAGATAAATGTCCGAAGTCAACGACACCCTGCCAACACCCTGCACAGTGATGGACTCTACACCTTCTTCGTCCATCTTCATGGGCACTGCATGAGTGCGGACGTAATCATAAACCTTACCAACGGCAGATTTATGGCTGTCCAGTTTTTCATGCAATTCCTTGATGTCGGCCTGGAATTGTGCCAACTGCACCAAATCCAGACTATCAAAATCCAGGGATTCTGTGTTGAACCCCTCTACCGCAGAACCAAGACTTTCCTCGGCCAGGCTTATTGCCTTGACGAATGCATCTATCATCTATCGGATCTCCATTTCTATGGGTCGGTACCTACCGCCAATTTTGTCCCATAGCAGGACATTAACAACATCACATCTCTCGGCGGCTTTGTGGAACGCATACCCGATCACAGCGGGGTTTCCCGTCAGCACCAAATAATCATCCTCACCAAACTGCTCAAGCGTGGAGTCAATTCGGGTCATGATCGACTCATTAATCAATGAACCCCGAATCGGCTTAATCTCATCGCGAGTAATGAAATTCACCTCACCAAACCGCTCAGCATCGGAATAATCAATGTAATTATTCTCCTGAACCACCCAAACTTTGTTCATTCTATTCTCCTATCCAATAAGGAAATTGTATCACACCGTGGGGCTTCGGTCAACTATAATTTTGAACGGACATATTCGGCAACGTCCATCTTGCTCCTGAGAATATTCATGATGTGTGCATCCTTTGACCCCTCCGCCACTATGTCCACGTATAACACATTTTTATCCTGACCAATACGGTGGCACCGGTCCTCGGATTGCATTCTGTCGGACAACTTAAGTGAGTTGCTGTAGTAAATAACCAGGTTAGCGTTATTTAAAGTAAGACCAGTGCCGCCGGTCTGCTGGTTGGCAACGAATACCTTGGCGGGTCCAGACGTGAATCTTTTCAAACTTTCCTCCCGTTCATCCGAAGACAAACCACCGTGGTACTCCACACACTCGATGCCCGAAGACTTCAGCGCCTCCACGATATCTGCGATTTCCCGCCTGAATTTTGCCCACACTATGACATCACCACCCACATTCTGCCTCACCAATTCCAGCAGTTCCATAATCTTGGGGTTTTTGTCCGGTTGGACTATCACGGAAGTTTTGCGGCCATCATCGGTGTCATGGTTGATAAAACCTCCGGATATCTGTTGCAGCATCGTATATTTGGCCAGCACCTGATCCACAAACACCTTGACACTCTCAGTGCCATTGTGGATCATGGACTCCATTTCCTTATCTATTTCCTTATAAAACTTCTTTTGTTCCTTTGTCATTGAAACTGTTCGGACGCTATAGGTCTTCTCCGGTAGGTCCAAAACGTCTTCCTTCTTACATTGGAAGGTGAACGGCTTGATGGTATCCATCAACTCATCCTGGTTCTGATACCCAATTACTTCCCTGTTCTCATAGCCGCCCATAATTGCGTATCTGGATTTGAACGCGAAATAACTACCAAACCCCAGGATGTTCGGGTCCAATATGTCAAAGGGCATGTACAAATCCAAAAGTCCCTGAGTTACGGGGGAGCCGGTCATGATATTCGCAACCACAGCGCATGATGCGATGTGCTTGATATTCCTGGCCCTGTTTGCATCTGGGTTTTTACACAGGTGCGATTCATCCAAGGTAACGGCATATCTCTCCCCGCCTATGATATCAAGCATGGCATCATAGGCACTGCCGCCTTTATACTTTGATGACATGCTTTCTATGCCGACAATGACAACCTTCAACTTTTTGTCTGGGGCTTTCACTTTCCTGCCGGATTGAATGACAACCACACCAACATCTAGTGGGCAGTGGATTTCTATTTCGCGCATCCAGTTAAAACGTATTGAATTCGGGCAGAACACCACCCAAGTATCAAATCTACCCGCCAAAATATGTGCGGACATCAGATCTATGGCAGTTTTGGTCTTGCCAGTGCCCATCTCCATGAAGAATGCGTGCCGGTCTAAACCATAAGCGTAATTGAGTGCCTGCATCTGATGCAAAAATGGTTTAGTCTTAAACTTGTAATCCTTCGGGAACGGTATGTATTGCACCTGCTTTAATTGGACAACCTGTTCCGCCACTACAAGAGCTTTTTCGTCCATGTATCTGCGGAGATGTTCCAGCATGAACTCACATGCTTTCCTGACCTTCGGAACCGCCCACTTCCTAGACCTTGAATTAAACCGCTTCATTGGCAGTGCCGCAATCAACTGGTTCTCTTCAAAGCCGCATTCTATCACGAATTTGTTGCGCTCTAATGTGATTTTCATAACTCAGGCTCCACACGTACCGGCTCCAGGTCAATCACATCCCCGTCATTTAGGGGTGCGAACCACACTGATATTACCGATGACTCAACCCTCAGCTTGGCATGCTCAACGCCAACCTTCCTAAGTGCCATCCACAAGTTAGAACCTTTCAACTCCTCCGACCTGTTCTTCTTGAGGAAGTCAATGAAATCGGAACCCCTGAAGTATACTACGCGCTTTCCATCCACCTTTTGCACGACTGGTGATCCGAGCAACAATGCTCTGCGCTCTGTTATGTCTTCACCACCGGATGACAAATCAGCCCGCCCGAAGAATTCAAACAGTCGCTCGCGAATAAAGCCGTATGCGGACGCCTCCTCCGGTGCCTCCAAAATGATTGCCTTCTCCATCAGGCTACACAATGTGGCTTCCCATTTGTCGTTTTTCATTGGGGCGATGATTTTTGTCAGATTGTCAGCAACAGCACGACGAACAGCTTTATAATCCATCAATTCATGTGTGGCCAGGGTGACGGGTGTATCATCTACATATAAAACCCACCTGACGGGTTCGGTAGTGTACTTTTCAAGCTTCCCGAATTCTGGCGGTTTACCAAGCTCTAGTTCACCCTTCTCTTCCGGTGTAATCCCAAATTTGCGCTTAACACACAAAGAACTGTTACATAAAGACCTGCACGGTTCTTCCTTGCATTTGTACCGGTACTCCCGGCGGCTGGCACTGGTGATGGTTCGTTTCGCCTCACTGTGGACCAGCGGTTTTTCAAAAATTCTGGCATTTGCATCGAATGCCCTATCCTTCCATGTTTCTGGGAATGCCTTTTTGAAATATATCACCAGGTTATATAGGGCTTCATTCCTGTGGCCCCTACCAACACCATCAACCAACATCCTCTGGATACACGGTGGTGCTTCTCCGTGCTCCCCGTCGGTCTTTTCTATTAGAATAGCTGGTTTTACCCTTCTGGATTCAGCAAGGCTAAGGAAATAGGCAAAGGGGACCTTCTGGCCACCCTCGAAGCAATACCTGAGTTCATTTGGGCTGTCAGCATCAAAACAGCACAGGTTGAGCCAATTTCCGAGCTGCCTCTCACCACCAGACTCCGGCAGGTTATCCTGCTTGGGGAAAATTTCGACCCCAGGATATCCAACAAGACCCGCCCACTTTGCCAGTGCTTGTCTTACCACCTTGGCCGGTGTGGGATCTGTCATGAACAGATAAAGATGTGCGCCGCCCGACTTAGATCTGCATATTGTTAGCGGTAGATCATTCTGCTTAACGGCCTTTTCAAGCTCCAACAAATCAATATCGGGACTGTCACCATGTGCATCAATATCAATGGCACCAAACCAGCAATTTCCATCATCCAATACGGGAACCACTCCCACACCTTCCTCCCCGGAAAGGTGTTTCTCGTATTGCTCGAACCCGATGGCACTCCTTTCAGTGTGCATCTTGCCAGTTTTCGGATTAAAGACACCATAAGACCTGGGGTTCCCGACAAACAAGCCGGAAAACCGCTCTATTTTCTCTTTCATCTATTCTCTCCATTATAAGAACCCAGAGATTTTCATTTAAAGACAACCTCTAGGGGGCAACACCATCTTATCATGTTACCGTAGTCTCTTACAAGTTCTACAGCTTATTCTACACCTAACCTCCCGTCCTACGGTGTTTCTGATAGTGTTGTAGAATTGTAGTAGGTGTAGAATGAACTCCGAATATTGTCTGTCGTTGACAATTTTTTCCGGTTTATAAAAAAGTAACGCTACACGGGGGATTGACAGAGAAAACCATGGGTGTTATAATAAAGGTACGAAATAGATTGATAGAGGATAAAACAATGTTTAATGCCACTATTACCTACAAAAGTGGAAAGGTAGAAGAAGCCCAGATTAAAATTGCGGAATATGCCGAAGTGCTGGCCCAGCTGGTTGAAGAGGGTGGGTTGGTTTCTGTGAAGATCAATTCGGTGGTGTGAATGCCAAGAGAAGCAACGAGAAGGTACTTTCCTTAAACGTAAAACACACAGTCCCCACTGACATAGATATTCAAGTGAAAGCCCAAGGAAGGGCAAGGGAAAAAGAAGGAAAGGGGATTGACAGGACAACACCATGGGTGTTATAATTAAGCCACAAGATAGATGATAGGATATTAGGAGAGTAATCATGAAATGCTACTTCATTGAAACAATCAACCATGTACCGTACACTGGTGAGTTCCTGAATGGTACCTGGTGGTTTGCAAGTGCCGATTATGACGATTCATTTAAGTGTGAGTCAGTTCCCACCTGTATGATGGAAGTTGACCGCGATGAATTTGTAGCAGCTTTTCCTTGGGAGGCTTAAGCAATGACCATACAAGTCAACATCCACGATCCAAAACACGCGAGCTGGTTTTCCAGCCCCGCAAAAGACGATATGCAGGCGTTTGCCAGCGTGACTATCAGCAGCGGCGAGAGCCAAGCGATTGTATTCGCCCATCATCCCGAAGTGCTGCTCGAGATTGCCTCTGCGTTTGAGCAAGCTGCTAATCAGTTGGGGGGGGGTTGAGTCATGAGTGAAGAATTGAAGCCGTGCCCGTTTTGTGGATCTGCCAATGTTGAAGTTCAGGCGTTCCGCCACGGGTCGGAGTGCTACACCGTCCGATGCGATGGTTGCGGAGCGTTAGGCCCTTTAAAGCGCAGTTCCGCAGGCAGCCATATCAGCTGGGATCTTGCCATGGAAGCATGGAACACACGCCACATTCCTGAAGGCTACGCGCTGGTGCCGGTTGAGCCGACCGAAGCAATGGAGCGAGCAGTTCTTAGCCTTAGTGGTGACTATGAAGGAAATGTAAATCCGTTTAACGCATACGCCGCCATGATCACCGCCGCACAGGAGGAAGCAAAATGACTGACAAAACCATGAACCGCCTCGCCTTCGCCGGTCTCGCCATTATCGCACTGGTCATGTATGGCATGACGCTGCACATGGACTATGTCGAGGCCCGAACCGGCATTAACTGTGAAACGCATGTGAGGAGCTGCGAATGAAACTACTAACCGTCACCGAAGCCGAGCATATGCTCGGCTTTAGCCGATCAAAGATTTACAAGCTTGTCCGAGAGGATGACAGCTTCCCCCGCGCCATCAAGCTAGGCGAAGGCGATAACGCGCCGGTTCGCTTCGAGTTGGACGAAATTGAGCAATGGATTAGGGAGCATAAGTTATGAGCAACGAAACGAAATGGACGCCGGGTCCGTGGGTTGTATGTCCTGCCGGTGATATCTGGAGTGAGAATCTTGTGAGCTTGGTCGCTGACATTTATTCGCCAGTTGAAGCCAACGCCAGCCTAATCGCAGTCGCGCCTGAGTTGTATGCGATGTTATCACGAGCAAGACATGCTGCTGGTGATGATTACTCATGCAGCGAGGATCTGCTAGAGGAGATTGATGCAGTCCTAGCCAAAGCCCGAGGAGAATAAAAATGAAAATGTCAGAATTCATGAAACTAGCAAAAGCTGCAAACCGTGCGCATGAATTAGCAGATTCACCATGCCCTGAAAAACTTATGGGCTCCGGTACTAGTGATGAAGTTGAACTATACCGTGCAGCTATTCGCCGCGTTGCAGTTGAGCGCCGCAACAACATCATTGAGCGAGTTGGAGTTGTTATTGATGAGCAAGCGTAAACCGATCCACGAGGTTGTCATAGAAAAGGGTGAGGCCATCGCTGCCGATCTGCGCCAGTTCAAACTGTCTATCGCTGCAATCAAGGCCAATCACGGGGTAGGTTACGACGTGATCGAACAGACCGCCGAAGAGTACGGCATCAGTATGCGCAACCGTGGCCGCAGAATGCACCAGATCGCCTCTGTTAAAAGCCATGAGCGCCGCCGTGCTGAAGCTGCCTTTTTGCGTGACCTGAAGGAAACCAAGGAGACATTAGGCGCACTGGCCAAGAAGTACAAAATTGGCAAGGACAACGCCACACGGCTCGCCAAGCTTGATGGTATCGATACCCGGGAGCGCCAGAAGGTTATCCGGCGCGAGACATGCGAGACGCGCAAGAAGACGCGGCCACCAGCTGCAACAGAGTCCGATATGCTGTTGTGCGGCGATCTGAGCCGCTTAGTAATGGGTAGTAAATGGAATGGTCAGGAGTTAAGGATATGACCACCAACACAAATGCAACAAACCGAGCAGTGGCAACAGTCACAAACGCAATGACAATCGCTGGTCTGGAAATGCTCATGCAACCAGACCTGAACCAATATGTAACCGCAATGAGTGACCGGTTCATGCAGCAAGACGCCAAGAGGCGCTACCGCATCAAGGCGATCAAGCGAGTGCTGCAATCAGAGCTTGATAAACCAAGTGTCATGTCAGGCGATCCAGCCTATTACATCATACTGATGCGGTTTCGAGATTTGCCGGACCATGAATTGCTGGATAATATCGAAACCCTGCCGTTTGTTGGTAGCCGTGGTCATGAGTCACCGGCGTGGAAAAAACTTGGTAACGGTAAAGCAGTATCAAAAAACCCTTTCGGAGTTAGAGCATGAACTACCTCGAAAAAGTAAAAGAGTTCCGCAACCTGACCGGCATCAACGGTCAGCCGGAAGAGCTACATGACAAGTTGATCCGTGAGGAGCTGGCAGAGCTGGCGGATGCGCTGGCTGATAGCGTGGTTGTTGTTGCAGGCAAACGCGCTGACGGCCTGACGAGCGATGCCGAATACAGGCATCGCATTGGTCATATCATGGAGTCTGCGTACTGGGCTGGCATCAACCTTGACGCCGCTTTCGAAATCGTCCACCGCTCCAACATGAGCAAGCTGTGCACTATTCAAGAGCTTGACGCCACCATCCTGAAATACAACGACCTAGGCGTTGCTGTTGACTTCACCGAAGTCAGCGATGGCCTGTATGCCTGCCGGTCGGCGTGCGACCACCACAGCTACCCGCGCGGCAAGCTGTTGAAGTCGGTCAGTTATCAAGCGCCAGACTGGTCTGGAGAGGAGTGGATGCTGTGAGTGAGTGGATTAGTGTTGAGGAGCAGTTGCCACCAAAGAGACAGGACAGATCCGATATATCTACCATGGTTATGATTGCAAAAACAAACGGAGATATTAGAGTTGGATGCGTTTACTTTAGGGGCGATGGATCGATGAAATGGTGTGATGCAGAGGGGAATTATTTGTCAAATCACAGCCACTGGATGCCACTACCGGAGCCGCCGAAATGAAACAATACCTCGACCTTGTACGCGACGTACTCGAAAACGGTCACGACCGTGGCGACCGCACCGGTACCGGCACGCGCTCAGTGTTTGGCCGCCAAATTCGGTTTAATCTACGCGACGGCTTCCCGCTGGTGACTACCAAGCGCGTTCCGTTCCGGCTAGTTGCCGCAGAGCTGATATGGTTCTTGTCCGGTAGCACTAACAACAACGATCTGGCGCGGCTGTCTGGCTGCGATCCAGATAAAACGATCTGGGCTGAGTGGGCTGCTCCGAATGGCGAGATGGGGCCGATCTATGGCGCTCAGTGGCGCAGATGGGCGGGATGGGATGGCCGCAGTGTAGACCAGATTCAAGGTGTTATTAATGAAATCAAGCACAACCCTGATAGCCGGAGGTTGATTGTGAGCGCGTGGAACGCTACTGATTTGCCAATAGATGGCCTCCTTCCGAGCCAGAGTGCGACATACGGCTTGCAGGCCCTTCCACCCTGCCACACCCTGTTCCAGTTCTACGTCCGCGACGGCAAACACCTAGACTGCCAGCTGTACCAGCGTAGCGCCGATATATTCCTCGGTGTGCCGTTCAATATCGCATCCTATGCGCTGCTGACGCACATCATAGCCAACGAGTGCAATCTGACCGCAGGGGAGTTCGTGCATACGTTCGGGGATCTGCACCTGTACCACAATCATTTTGAGCAAGCACGAACCATGCTCAAGCGCGAACCGCGACAACTGCCGGAGTTTGCCTGGGCACCAGGTGCAACGAAAAAGCACTGGGAGGATCTAACGCCGGATGACTTCACCGTATTGCTGTATGATCCGCATCCTGCAATACCTGCTCCGGTGGCTGTATGACAACCAAGATATGCCCAAACTGCAGCAACCGCGACCTAGTCCGGTTGTCCACCCTAAACCTGAAGTTTTGCCCAGATTGCCACACGTGGATACCGTGGAAGCTATCAGAAGGCCAGCAGCCGATAGTAACAAACAATCGTGTAAAGGCTGGTCAGGTGGTACCAAGTGATCCAGAATGACCACACAAACAAAAACGGAGGCACGGACATGCTAACACCAATCAAAGGAAACAAGCGCATCATGGAAGAGCAGCAACAGGCGCTGAGTGAGTACCAGGCTGCACTGACAGTCGAGCGCAACGATAAGGCTCAACTGGTGAACCTGATCGCCCGCGCATTGGATGACATGAATCACCATGCGTGCGTGACGGATAGCACGCTGCGGGTGATGCGCGATACGCACAAACGGTTTACGGAGGAAGTGTGATGAATGAAGACCTGAAGTGGTTGGCTGAGAATGTGCATGAGTGGCCAGAGCGTTGTGTTTATGCCACAGTTAGTAACTGGGGGAATGGGCCTACGGTTTCATGGGACTGCGGCACAGTATTCGGTAAGTCTTTTTCCCGCGACCAATGGCAAGCCGCACGTGATGAGCTAAGCGGGAAGCCGAGTTGGGATAATGTAGTTGGCGAATGGATCGCACAAGACGAAGACGGCGAGTGGTACAGTTTTGATAACAAGCCATACCATGGTGATGGCTGCTGGGATGTCAATCCTTGCTACAGGGAAAAATATGGTAAAAGTGAAGTCCTCTGTGACTGGCGCGACACACTGGAGCGTAGACCTGAGAACCATTCCGTTGAACCCACCGAAAAGGTCGATCATATTCCCGACGCCGGGAAAATGGCCGGGAACTATATCGATGAAGCCCTCGAAATGTTCGGCAGCCATTACGGTGACGCCACCGAAAAGGTCTGGCGAGGACCGGAGGATGGATTGCCACCTGTAGGTTGTGATTGTGAGTACATCGACGCAACAGGCAACTGGCACACCGTCGAGATCACTGCCATCGGCAGACGAGGCATCCTGTTTGTTCAGTCCGGCAAAGACAACGAACAGTACACGCCGCTAGATCCGCGTAAGTTCCGCTCCATCCGCTCCGAAGAAGACAAGGCGGTTGAGGAGATGATGAAGTTTGCTCCCGTAGATAATGGATCAATGGCTGGTATAGCTTGTCAGCACATGGCTAGACAACTATACCGCGCAAAATACCGTAAACAGGAGGACGAATAATGGACACCATACAACTCATGCAATGGCATCAAGAATTCAACGAGATCATGCAATCTGAATATCTGGACAACCGAATCGCGGACGCTATGCGCGACCTGCACCGCCGCACTGGCGAGCAAGACGACATGTTCAGTGAGCCGGTCGAGGAAGAAACGGAGAGGATGTTATGAAAACCGAACGTGTAACCATCTACACAACTGATGGCCAGATCATTGACGGCGTTAAGCGCCACTGGCCTGACCATGTTGACCATGCCGATATGTGCGGCAACATTATCCATGAAGAGACTATCGCGGAGGTGCGTGATGCAGGTTGAGTTGAGCAAAACCGAGATCGAGATTCTGATGGAGTGGTTTACATGCTACTCAGAAGATCGCGGTACATTTCAACATGACGATGATATGTACGAAACTTTGAAGGCTTGGCAAGAACAAGCCGAAGAACTCGAAGGCATTGACCTCAATGACTGCGCCGGTGGTGCCTGCACACTGTAGACCTACCCTCATGCGGCTCTGCGGGGCCGCATCGCGGTAGGGTGTCAGATACCCCGCCAGGTAATATCGTTTAGCCCCATTACGGGGCTTTTTTGTTCTTCCAGAACGACTCATCACCAGCATCTTTGACAGCCCTGTAGTATGTCATAGCGCGGTAACTGCGCAGCCATGTAAGCCAACCTCCGTGATTCTCTATGATTGCAATCAGGTTTGTCAGGAATAAATCGTCCGCAACATCCTTGTCTATCTCATCCTGCCCAAACTCATACATCCAGTCGTGGATCTGGCATGCGGCCTGAATATTCAAACCCCACATTGTCTCAGGCACAATCTTGTTCTTCCATCCCGACGGGCCGCATCCGTTGCAAACTTCGCCACGCCGAGGAGCAGATGCCTCCCAGTACGATGCAGGTGCTATCAACACGCCTTGCTTTGATAGATTGAATATCATTTGTCGTCATCTCCTATTGCGTCTAGCACATCAGTACACAGTCCAGCAGCCGGATAACCTGGCACCGCTGCGCGAATAAGGTTCAGCAGCACTGCACGCGCCACCGGGTCAGATTCAGTACAGTAACGGTGCTGGAGCGTTAATACCTGCACCGTACCATCAACTGCGGATCCGGATAGGTCGCCGAGCTGATACCCATCCTGCATACGAGGCATCGAGCATCCAGCCAGCGTGGCCGCAAATGTTACCGCCATCACTATTCGTTTGATCATTTTACGCCCTCCAGTGTCGTTTCAATCACCCGCCGTGTCCAGCCGCGACCGTATCGGCCCCACCCCTTCAGCGCGGCGTAGTATGCGATGCGTTCGGCAGCATAGCGTACAGCGATCTCATCGGGCTTAGCGCTGTTGACCGCTGCGAGCGTGACGGGTCCGATAACGCCGTCATCTGTGACGCGCACAACGCGTTGTAGTAGGCGGATTGCTGTACGGTTGCCTGCATTAACGGCCATGTCAAATACTGCGACAGCAACCGGCTCTGGCATTTCATCAGCTCGGATTGCATCCCAATAATCGCGTCGGTATATCTGCTTTGCGTCATCGCGGGTTAGCTCCTTGATGTTGAGATCGGGGTAAGCACGCTTGCTTATGCCGTAATTGGTTTCGCCGCCAGCATCGTGCGGGTCATTCACATACCCTCCCTCGTGCTTCAGGATTAACTCAACTGCCGTGTCAAACGTCATTTATCCATCCTCTTATTGACCACCTTTCGCGCCACTTCGCGCACGTAGTCTGTGCCAAGGTGTCCGATCATTGCACCGACCAGCGTTGCTGTGCCGTGGCCGACTCCAAACTCAGCAAGACTGAGCGCAACCGCTGTTGCGATACAGCCAGCTGCTGGAACCTCAATCGCCAGGCGCTGCCACTTTTTAGAATGAGCATCGCCCAAAATACGCAAAGCAGACAGCACTGCTGCCATAATACTTGACCCCCATACGCCAGCCGGTACTGACTCAAGCAGCGATTTGATGTTGTCCGGCATAGCGTATCCTTATGGTTTTGCCGTTTCTGATAGTCTGATTATATCAGTTATCAGGCCAGACGATTAGCTCAGGCTCATCTGATTCAGCGAGCTGGGCAAGAAGTCCAGCATACACGCCGAAAAGCTCCATCTTGCGTAGCGGATACTGACTGATAACAGCCTGCAAATCCGCAGCCGTCAACGTCTGGATTGTGTTATCAGCCATAATCCAATCTGTGGATTCCACGTTAGATGCCGCCCACTGGACGTTTTCGCGGTCTTCTGGTGTAGCCACTTGCACGTTATTGATCGGTGCGGATACACGCTCGATGCGTTCCATCTTGAGCATCTGACGCTGGCGTTCGCGGCGTTGCTCTAGCGTAAGCTCAGGCGCGGTATATTGCGGCACAATCAAAAACTCCGGCAGTCTGTCAGCGTGAAAACTCATGCCGAGTTCGTTTTGCCAGTCGCGGTGGCTTTTGATTTCGCCGGTTTCGGTGTGTTTATATCGGTTCATAATGCGTCCCGTGGTATGTTGATTTTACTCTGACCCCTTTTTCCCACCTTTACTCTTTTTCCTGCAGTGATTACCATGTATACAGCCTACGCTCGCTAACTGTTGTGAAATTAGCATCGTCCACAACACTAAAAACGGTTGTCCAGTTAACGCCATCATCCGAGAATTGTATTTCAAAATCTTTAGGTGTCCTATCTATTCTGTTTGATGAATCTTCACATGTATACGCGAACTCCGTAACTTCCACCGGCGTGTTAAATTCAAACTGTATAAACAGATCCCCTTCCTCATATTGGCTTGTTAAGAATGCGGACGATAATACTCGGTCAAATGCAAGATCTATTGTAAATGTGCTATACTGCGGCGAGCCGGACGGAATTCCTCCGACAGTTATACACAAATCTTCGCCGCCATTCAGGAACTCTATTTCTGCAGCCTCAATTCTATAACCACTGTTGAGTCTCGTGCGAGTAATGTACTGCCGCCAATAAATGTGGGATCCACCGCCGCCACCACCATTGCCCCGCCGCATACACCGCACCGCATCAGCTCCAAACATTATCGGCTTCCTCCATCCCATGCGTAAATTGATCCACCGACCTTTTCAACAACGATCATATTCTCGATTGCGAGTGTTGGCACGGCAGTCATCCAGTGGGTCACACCCCAATTAATGACGTTAAAAACGGCTGGCGTTAGGTAAATCTGGATTTTTTCGCCGTCATTTAGCGTCCATGTTAGTGCACTGTCGGCAGTTAGAGTTAGCGTCTGAATGCCACCATTTGCGCGGTCGATTGTCGTTGTCGCGGCTGCAATGGTTTCGCTGTAGCGCGTGATCTCAGCGTCCAGTAGCGTGCCACCTGATGTGGGCAGTAACCCGGACGCGTCAATATCCGCAAAAGTCTCCGCCGTCTCGGTCAGCTCGATCCGCGCACCGGCTGACCATTCTTGCGCTGTTGAGTTCTCAGCCGCACGGGTGATCGTCAAATCGTTACCGCTAACCGCCGTAACATCCACAAACTCTTTCTTGAGTAGTACGCCCTGAGCGTTACGCAGCGACAGTTGCAGTCGGCAAAAGTCGCCAGGATTAATAGCCGGAGGAGGTGTACCAACCGTCATGGTCGTGTCTGCGTCAGTGATCGCTGATGATAGCAACGTCACATAATTGTTTAAGTATTTTCGTGCCATGATTTACTCCTTATTAACTCCAGACCCAGCCGTCGCCGCCGCCAATCGTGCCGCCGTCATAGCTGCCATCATATGCTTCGCTTGGCAAGTAGCCGCCTGTTTCACCGGCTGGCAATATTTCCAACCTACGCCCTGTCGCGTCATACCTACCGCCCTTGTATTTGCCGTTCTGGTCGTACAGTATCCACTGCCCATTGCCGATAGCGCACACACGCCGCTCTTCGCCGTCCTCGTTGCAGATCGTGATACACTCGTTGCACTGTTGCGATTGTGTAGATGCGTCAGGGTCACAGCTTGATGCTGTTATACATCCGTCTGCGAGCGTGTAGTTTGTTGTATTGTCGGGTTGCCAGTTTTCGCCGCGGATTTCAGGTGGTGTGGTGATTGTGCAGTATTCTTCAGTCGATGATAAGCATGACACTCTCGCAGCATTATCCTGTAATGATTTTTCGGTGCCGTCAGATTTTTTTATAAGAGAATACTCAACAACTGCTGAGTCACCTGTGTATGACAGCACGTTATACGATACGACAGTGTAGGATAAGCCGCCTGCGCTGTTGTAGTTATCCACCGCGCCAGCTATTGCTGCGTGAAGTCCAGCGCCATGCGCTGCTTGAAAAGATCCAACACTTACGATCCAGTACTTTCCCTGCTCCCACGTCTCATCCGGCACAAACTCCTTACACGTCTCCGGCTGCGGAAAGCCGCCCGGAGCGAACGTAATAGGATCGCCGGTTTCGCAGTCTGACCATTCAGACTCACCGTCCCCGTCTTCGTCACCAATATCCGGCACTTCGGGCGGGGCATCTTCGCTTATATCCTCCGGCTCGGCATCTTCGGGATCGGCATCATCGCTATCTGTGCAGCAATCTTCAAGCGCTGCCGCATCAGACCCGCCAACCAGTTTTACCAGCCCGTCCAGAGCGCCACGTTTCTGCAATACTGTAAGTAAAGACCTGATCTCTGGATCTGATTTAGCGATGCGCCGAATCGCTTGTATTAATTGATCTTGTTGTGTCGCCATATCAGTATCCGTTAATTAGTGTTATCGGGTTGATCTCAAGTGATAACGTGTACGTATTTTCTACAGGCACATCAAGATTATCCGTATACTCTTCTGGGGTCTCTGCTACTTTTATCTCAAACGCCTTGTCTTCCGTTCTATATTCGACATCGGTATCAATCTGTACATCAGCAACAGGCTTTGCAGGGGCGGTTGGTGCAGCCCAGTTATCAACCGCAACCACATCTGTATCCATGTAACTAATAGATGTTCGTATTTTGGTCTCGCGTAAACCGTCCGCTATTGTATATTCGAGTCCTGTACACTGCCCGACAGTCTGAACAATACGATTATTGTGCTCAACAACATCGCCTATGTCCAACGGCTGTATTCTGTGTAGTTTCGACTCAACATAGTTTTTACGATGCGCCGCGATAATCTGCTTGCTGCCGATACGGTATGCGCACTCAAATGCGAGCGATAAATCCTGCCTACGATTATCGGCAAGTTCTTTCTGTGCCGCTATTGCCGATGCAAGCTGCTGCGACGTGGGCTCAGACACACTAGGCACGCTTGATGCTAGGCGGCTAAATGGGAGTTTTGGAGTTACTTTAAAGTCGTTCTCCCATCCGGAGCGTTCGTACTCCGTGTCAATTGCATAACGCTGTTGTGTACCTTCAATCGTTTCACCATATGCATCGACTGACTGCGGTGCAGTGATAACCATTGTGTATTTTTCGCTGACAGGCTGCGCCACGCGGCGCTCCATCTTGGCTCTAAAGCCTTGCGCCCATAGGTCTTTAACAGGCCAGAGATTATCAATGACAATACCGTTTGATCCAAACGGAGCCTCGGCCTTCTCTAATGGATACAGCGCATAAGACACAGCCTCAAATGGACTATAGGTATCCATCTGATTAAGTAGGTAATCGCGTCGAAACGCGCTCCAGTCTACATTCTCGACTCGACCGTATGCCGAGTCGTATGCACTGATTGTAAATTTTCTCGGCTTGTACGCGTCAATCGTTGTGCCTACGCGTCTTAGTAATGAGTACCGGTAGTCAAGCTCAATTTTTATACTGTTGATGATACTAGATCGCGTCTGGAACTCAGTCGTCAGATCGTTATACGACACATCCGTATCAGTCAGCGTCAGGTCTACCGGCTTACTGCCAACAACCCAAGAGTGATAGCGCAGATCACCTGAGCGGGTGTAGCCCAGACTGCCGGATACTGTCTTCATCAGCTCGGTAACGTACTCCCGCCCGCTCGCGTCTTCACGCTGCGTGACTGTGCTGTACAGGCCGTCTGTGAGCTGCTTCAGGGCTTGGCCATCTTCGCGTCCTAGTTGCTCATCACGCAGATCAGTCGCCCGAATATCAATACCGCCCCGCGCACGGTCATGCCGAGCTGTCTCAATCCAGCCGGTGAACAGAGGAATGATCTCGCTGTTGATGTCGTTCGGGTCAGTGTGGGTTTCGATGCGGATAGACTTGCCGTGAAATGACGGGATATTGACCTTAGTGCCCATCTCCACAAACATGAACACTGCCGCCGTGGCGGATTGATCTTCGTTGAACGTGATCCTTACGGTGTCGAGTGCTGTCATGCCGGTAACATCCACGCCATTGATGACGACGTAGGCGGCGGGTGGTCTTGGTGCAGGCTGAGTTGCGTCGATGACGCGCTGCTGGACAACAACTAGCTTTCGTGCCTTGTCGATCTGCTGTACCGACTGACCCAGAGTTATCAGCGCGGCGGCTGGATCTACCAGTCGTACCTGTTGAGACAGCACAACTGGCTGACTCTCAGCCGACAGAATGCCGTACTGCCCTGCTATGATTGACGCGCCTGGTACTCTGGAGCCAATCGCCATTTTAAGCCCCTGTTGCCACGATGACGGTTTCCGGCTTTGCGATACCAAGCTCTACAGACGTACCGGCTGTTGTTACCGCGTTGGTGACACTGATATGTATCTCGGTGCGGCCTGATACGCCGGACGTCAACGCCGTGCCAAGCGATAGCGCAGCGCCTGCAACGGCGGTATCAAGCCCCGCTGCTGACGTCGCCAGCTTGATCTCAGTCGCCTCATGGCCGCTGCCAGTGTTGGTGTCGGTGATCGTCAGGTTGATATTGCCGCCTGCTGCCATTCTCATCTGATACGATCCGTTGTCCACAGGGTCCAGCTCTACATCGGCGTAATACAGCACCCGGCCCTGAGGGTTATCGCTAAAATCCGAGTTGTGGACGAACGACAGCGTACCGCCGAACAAGGTCGTGCAAGTCGCATCAGTGTAAAGTCTCCACGCCATTACTCATCCCCTCCGGCTGCTAGTTCATTGTGTAATTCTATCAGGTTTTGCTCTGTCATAGCTTGCCATTTACCTTGCGGACAGCGAGCACCCATGATGCGCGTCTTGGCATCCATGAAGCAGCCGCAATCAGGGCAGCGGCGCAGCTTTGTCAGGCCGCATTCTTCGCAAATGGCAATGCGGGCTTTCTGTACCAGGTTCTTAATCGGTTTCAGCTCATTCATACGGCAGTGCTCACTGATTGTAGGGTTGATGCCAGCTTGCTCAGAAACGCTGTGTCGCCGGTGACTTCGCCGCTGGTTTCGCCGCTGTCCGACTTTACAGTGATAGTGATAGACCCGATGGACTTACCATCTCCGCTTGTTAGCTCCTGAGCGGCTTCTTTCATCCCCTCCTTGGATTTGTCGCCGAGGCGGGATAGCATGGCCTCCATTTGTTCGCGCATCTTCTCTGTGTCGTAACCGCCAGCGGCTTCAGTTTGAGCGATAATAGTACGCGCCGCTCGCTCGAAAGACTCAGCGGCACTCTTACTTTGCTGCCCCGTGCCAGCGATGGTCCGGAATCGATTAATCAATATGTCAAATGCCGCGCTATCTTTTCCGCCAGCGGTTGTTTCGCGGACGGCGTCTGGGCGTCCGGATGAACCGGCTGTTGCAGCCTTCCCGCCGGTCAAACCCTTGCCAAAGTTGGTCAGCGCCTCGGTGTTGCGCTTGGTTTGTTCGGTGCCCTTTTTTGTTTCGTCAGCCAGCTTGTCCTCAGCCGAGCGGCTCTCATTGATCCGCTGGCGCAACTCTTCGATCTGCTGGCTGACAACGTCAGTCCATCCGCCTTGGCCTTGTAGCTGTTCGAGTGCTTTGATGTCCTCATCCAGCATATTGCGCGTGCCTTCAAGGTTTTTCTCGAACGACTGAACAGCTGTGTCGCTGAAATTTACGCCAAACTTTTGCGCCCATACCGAAGGAGTGAAGAAATTAAGCACCTCAGCCGCAGACTCACCGGCTCCGATAATTGCCTTCTGTATTTTTTTCCAGCCTATCTCGATATTGCCCAATGCTTTTACAAACTGGCCGATCCCGCGCAAGCCAGCGTCAACAAAATTGAGAACCCAATGGCTCACAACCTTTGCTGCTTCAGATGCTCCGCCCATCTGCTTGATCCAGTCGACCACCTTATCAATCATGAGCTGCAAAGCTGGCGCAACGGTCGCAGTAACGTGGTTTCGGATACCATCAAATATCTGAGCGAGCTTTGATCGACTGTCGTTAAATGCTTCAACTGCTGCGGCTTGTGATCGTGTGAGCGATAGGCCAAGTTCGTCAAACTCTGAGCGCAAGGCCTCAAGGTTTGCGGCCATTGTATTAACAAGGCCCACACCTTCCGTATCGAATATCTGCATAGCGAGGCGCACTTTGTCGCCCTGATTACCGATATTCGCCATAGCACGAGCGATAGCCTGGAACTGCTGATCTGGCGACATCGCATTGAGCTGCGATGCGCTCAGGCCAAGCTCTTCAAGCGCATTCTTTGCCGCCCCCGTCCCTTGAGCCGCTTCAGCAACCCGTCGGGTCATTCGCTGCAAGCCTGTATCAAGGCTCTGCATAGACACGCCGGTCTGATCCGCAGCGAACCTCAGGAATTGCAATTCGTTGACAGCGATGCCCAACTTATCTGCGTGCTTGGCAAGTTGGTCGATAGCAGTAGCCGAGCGAGTTATTGCAACCGATATACCCGCAAGCGATAACCCATAAGCGGCCAATGCGCCCATGGCTGCTTTGACCACGCCCCCGAGCGCACCAAACACCGCTCGGACTCGGTCAGTCTGCCGCTTGGCCGCATCTGCAAAACGAGTAACAGATTGGCGAGCGTCGGCCATGCCCTTTTTAAACGCCGCTGTTTGCGCTTGCAGCTTTACGACAAGATTGCCGATGTTCGCCATGTTGTTACCCTCCGAAAAGCCGTGCGGCCTTCTCTGCGTCGCTCATGTTGCGCGACTGCTCAATTTGCCGTTCTATCTCTTGGCGTTGCCGCCACTTTTCATCCCGCGTCCGATCCAGTGCTGTCAGCTGTATGATGTCCCACTTTGTCGCCCGCTGCCTGAATTCGCTTGGAAGCATTTTGAGCTTTTCAGCAAGGGCCACCGACAGCAGTGCCACCGGATCGGCCATCAGTTTTTTGCTTCGGCCTCGATCTCTTCATCTGAGATACCGTTCAGCTTGTTACCTTCGGCGGTGATGCGCATAAGCGTCTTAGCCGGAAGGTCTGCCAGCTCTTGGTAGTCGTCAAACATGCGAGCGCCGGTATCATCGGCAATCAGGTAGGCGGCATACAGCAGTGTGGCATCTTCGCCGCTCATGCCGTCTGACTCTTGAGCGAATTGGTTCGATTCGCGCATCGATAGCAAGCGCAGGCCAACTTCGCCGCCCAGCTCCTCAACATGGACGGAGCCGCCGTTCGCATTGCGTGCCTTCAGAATCTGGTCTTTCGTCAATCGTGCCATGGTCAATCCTTATAAGGTAAAAGGGGCCGAAGCCCCAGACGTTACGGTGTGCGAGTGATCGCGCCGGTGATGCGGACAGACCAAGTGCGAGTCAGGTCAGTATCAACACCAACTTCAATCGGCGATTCTGTCAGCAGGCCGTTGAATGTGTGAACCTCGCCGTTGCTGAACGTCACAGTCCATTCACGGGTCGGTGCTTCGGTTGCGGCTTCCTGCAACAGCAGCTCAGCCTGACCAGCATCGGTTGGATCATAGAACGTGGTGATAGTGAACACACCGTTGTCCTTGAGGCCGTAGCCCCATTCTTTTGCAGTGCTGGCAAGCGTAGTGCGGTCACGTTCGGTGCGAGTACCAGGCGCGAAGGTTCCGATGCTTTGAACCTGCCCGATAGTCTGCGCCGCATTAAGCGAATCAGCGCATGTAATCACAGTGCCCTGTGCGTCAATGTAAGCCATTTTTGAGAGTCCTCAAATTTGAGTTGAAAAGGTCTGTCAGACAAAACCATTATAACACAAACTTGATTTCCCAAAAATTTCGATTGTCAGCGCGTATGATGCACCCTGTACTCAATCGAC